GGTTGAACTCACGCTCGGCCTGCGCCTGCCATGCGTCTGCGGCCTCCTGTGTCATGCCGAGCGCCTCCCGGTCGATCCGGCTCTTGAGCTGGAGCCCGATGCCGACCACGTTGGTGCGGTTGGTGCGGATGGCCGAGGTGGCGATGGGTGCGGCCATGTAGAGCATCCGGGCTCTCTGCCGGAGCGTCCAGTTGTGGGCGTCGATGTCCTCCTTGGGGCTGTCGCTGAAGGCCCTGAAGCCCTTGGTCGACCGCTTGTGCCAGCTCGCGCCGGCGTCGCCGTAGCCCTTGTTCTTAGGGTTCACTCTCTTGCTCATGTTCTCCTCCTTTTTGCAAAATCCCGTATTGTTCGGCAATCTTTACCGCATCCTCCTCGCTCAGAGTGGCGGCGGCGTGCAATAGGCTCCAAAACTCACACACGTCCTCGACGTCGAGCTCGTCGTCAAATACAAAAGCAAGGAGCGCCTCGACGGATCCAGCAGCGCCTGCGCATATTGTCAAACTCAGGAGAAAAGCAAACCGACTGTCATCTACTGGCTGCCCCTCAGTAGCTTGAGCTCTCAGCTCGATCGTGATAACCATGGCCAGCTCGGCCCAGCTTTTCAGAATGATGCAATCGTTTCCTTCCATACTCACAGCCCCACCTTGCCCTTGATGTATCGGCCCATGTGCCGGTTGAGGTTGTGGGTGTATCTCTCGTTCATGACCTCGATGATACACGCCTCGAGCTCGGGCCGCGCCAGATCTCCGGTCAGCATCTGCGGGACGCTCAAGGTCTTAAAGACGTCTATCGGAGTCCTTGCCTTTCCTCTCCGCTGGAACGGGATCATTGGTGCGCCATCGGCAGCTCCAGACTTTGCAAGGAATAGGCTACTCCCGAGTATTTTCCTCTGCCCTTTTATGATCTCGGCGCTGATTGTTTGAACTTTGCGGCGCCCGGTCGATCCGTCGGCCCTTTGGAATGGCACAACAGACGTTTTGGCCTTCATTTTGAAATGGGTTGGTGTTAAGAGCCTGCCGGTGTAAACAATGCCCTTTTCGTAAGCGTTCGAGATATTTGCTGCCGCTTTTGCGCCCTTGTTAGGCATTATTTCGCTCTTTTTGATCCCGTAGTACTGTGTGACGACGGTCGCCAGTTTTCCGGGGATCCTACGCCGGGCATCGTTTATCGTGTCGTTTCTGGCTTTTTTTACGCTTTTGCTCAGCCCGACCAAATCATCGTACACCTTCAAGGAGGCATTCGGCAATTTTCCGCGGAAGGAGCTGATCGCGCGGGACTTGGCTTTTCGGGCGATTCTTTCAGGATCGAACGCACTCCCATCAGCGACGGACTTGATTTTCTCGATGTTGTCAGTGAAATTTTTTATTGCCCGGTCTACGCTCTTAAATCCGATTTCTTTGGAATAGACGGTGAAACCTGCAACTTTTACGTCAATTCTTCCGAGCATATTGCCCCCTCACTTTCGGTAAAAATCCCATGTCGGCAAGCAGCTTCGAGGGCTCCATCCTCGGTTATGCGCCCCCGCTCGCACAGGGCCGTCCAATACCGAAGAACGTCGTCGCCTGTGGCGCTGACTGCCATGACCATATAGGAAAGTGCGGCCGCCGGATCCGCTTCTCCGCTGCGCTGCATGATCTCCATCAAGAACGCAGCGCGCCGCTTATCGGCCGCTCCGGTGCAGATATACTGAAGCCGGAGCCGCGCGGTCAGGATCATGGCGAGCTCGCCCCAGTTTTTCGCTTCATGTGATTTCATCTTCACGCTCCTCCTCTGTCCGCAGCTCCTTCTCGAGCCAGATCATGGTATTTTGATGCAAACAGAGGGCGCGCTGCCGGTACGCTTTGCCGTCGTAGAAGTCCGGTTCATCTCCATAGAGTACGCGGGCGATCGTCGCCCAGTCCATCAGCATCAGGTATCTCATGCGCAACATCTCCCGCTCGTCCGGCGTCTGGCACTTCAGGATCAGAGCCTCAGCCTTTTCCCGGAGATCTCGTTCTTTTTCCTCGAGGATCTGGAGCCGCCCCGCATTTCGCGCCCGGTTGGCCTGCTCTGTCGAAGAAGTGGCAGCCCGGAGCTGCCGCTCGCGGCTCACATCGAGGTCGTAAAGCGTGACGGCATAGCTTTCGAGGAGTTCGTGCGCCGGGTAGCTATGGCCGGCAGCTCTGCCAGTTGTTACAAATATCGGATTTCTATTCACGACAGGATCCCCCCAGTCTTTCGAGGCTTCTGTTTGCCGCCCCCAATGCGCACTTGTGAAGGGCGGGCGCTTTCCGCTTTTCTTTTATTCCGAGAGCCTCAAGGATCACAGGCCAGTCCTCTCCGTCAATGTATCGGCGAGTCAGGGCTTCGCGGTGTTTCGGCATTTTAATCCCGGCCAGCATGGCGTCGACCTTTTCGCGGAGAAGTCGCTCCCGCTCGATGCTGCGCTCGATCCTCTTTTGGATGCGAACGATCAGCTCGTCGCGTAGTCTGTCCGGCTCCATTCCCTCCAGCTCCTCCACCTCGTTGATCTGAAGGTCAAGCTCCCGTTGCAGGTCTGCGTATTCATAGAGCAGATCCCGGGCAGGGTTGTGGAGCTGGTGAGCTGCTCTGCCGACTTTATTGATCTTCGCCATGTTCTTCCCTTCCTTTCGTGTTCAGGATCGCGTCTGCCCACGCTGCCCGCTTTTGGCGGTGCGCCTCGGCACTCCACTCTTTGCGCTCAAGGTGTCGCAGCTCTTTTCGCTCCAGCTCGTCGAGTTTTATGACCGCCAGCTCCACGGCGCTCATCCTGCTGTTTTTGAAGGCTGAGAACGCGCCCCGCAGACTGTACCGCGAGATGATGTCCTCGCGGTAGATCTGGAGCCTCTCGCTTTTCCTGAGCTCTCGGAGGGCCCGTTCCTCTATGAGGGCGATCTTTTTCTCCGCGATCTTCAGGTCGGAGGCGAGATCCTTCACCAGCCGGCTCTCGATGTACTTCCCGCGGATCACGTCGGCCTGCTCGCTGCTGAGCTCCTCGATACTGTCATTCAAATCTGAGCGAAGGCGCTCAAGATAGTCGCGATCCTCAACTGCGGCAAAGTCTCGGAGGGCGGTCGGATCCTCAACAATCTCCTCCAGCGGTCCGGCGTCATCACCAGCGCCGAAGGGCTCGGAGAGGCTGCGGGTGTCGTCCACCTTCCGGGAAGCGGTCATGGCTTTGAGCCGCCCCCGGATATGGGCGAACAGGTATGCCTTGAAACTCGCACCGATGCTGCTGTCGTATAGCTGCGCAGATTGGATCATCATGAAGTAGCCCTCTTGCAGGAGATCCTCGACTTCCATGCCACGCGCTTTGGCTCCGCGTCTGATGTGTTCGCGCCGCCATTCTCGCCAAATTACGTAGCAGATGATTCCTTTGGTCTTCTCGTATAGCTTCGGCGCCAGAGAGAGGTCGCCCCTCTTTATTGTGTCGACCATCTCCTCAATGCTCTTTTCTGTTTCTTCAGGCCCCATCCCTTCACCTCCTCGAAAATAGCAGAACAGGAGAGGGCCCGCGATCGGGCCGCCCTCCGTTCCACTTTTCTGCTGCTGTTTCGCCCCTTATGCCTGTGCGTCCTCCGTCTGGACTTCCTTCTCTACTTCAGACTCAGGCGCCAGAAGGATGACGGGACGAAGCTCGGATGCCGAGAACTTGGGGTCGGCGTTTACCCTGACAGTGCCGTCGCTCTTGATCGTAATTATTTCGTCAAGGATCTTTTTGCTGGCTCTCGTCAGCGTCCAGAACTCCGCGTGAGTCTCGCCTATAATGTCTGAGTGCTTCTGGTACTGGCTGAGGCTCAGGAGCGCAATGGTGTCCTCAAAGGTCGAGCTGCCGGTGCCGTCGAGGGCGGTCAGATCCACGGCCATCTCGAGGAGCTCCGCGTGCTGGTCGTTCCGACTTAAAAGCTCCGGGAGGAAGGTGTGCCGGAGCACATAGCGGGCAAGGCTATTTTTCCAGTCGGAAAGGTCTTTCCCCCGGCGAGTGCTGAGATTGGCAAACGGCCGACGCTTGAGTAACTCCGGCACGCTGTCCAGCAGCGCATAGGTTCCGCTGTCCGTCGGCTCAATGGCGAGCCATCTGAAGCCGGAAAAGCTGAAGCGTTCTCCTCGCTGGATTTCAGATATTTTCACGATGCAGCAGCCCCCTCATCGACGGTTTTGGGCGCCTTTTTGCATTTGCTTGTAGAGGGCGGCCGCGTCAATAGCCTCCCTTTCTGCGTCGGTCAGCTTCCTGCCGAGTGCAATCTGACGCAGCAGCTCGAAGCGCTGACGATCTTCCTCGGTGGCGGTGGCCGGCGGCTTCATGGCAAGGATGTACGCCTCGCGGTGCTCTTTGCTCATGTGTTCCAGTCTGTTCGATTCGTTCATGGTTTCTCCTCCTTACCCTTGGTAGTAAATGCGCGCACGGGTGTCCTCGTCGAACACAAGGCCGATAATGTTGCCGAACGTCCCGGACGGGTTAGAATACTGCGCGGTTTTTTCCGTTGCGAAGCAGTTGTAATCGGGATCCTTCTCGGTCGTGCGGCGGTCATCTCCCGCCTGTGTTTTGATCGTCAGGTCTACGGGACCTTCCGTGACCACGCGGATCCAGCTCAATCTCTCATACCCGAGCTTCTCGATGACATTCTCGCCGGCTTTTGCGTTGATCCACTCATCGCCGGGAATATTGGCTTTAATAATGCTCATGATGTTGCCTCCTTTGGTTTTTGTTCTGTTTTCTATACTTTGGCTTTGTGTCTTACCGGCATACTCTGCCGCCTTCCTATCGTGGTGCGGAAGGCAGGGACAGGGGGAGTCCCTTGCCCAATAGTCAGCCTGCCGATGATCGCTTGGCTTCTCGGAAGTTTTACAGTCACAGCGCTCACCGGGGTCGAGGTGGCTGCCGCAGTTTGGGCAAACATGGTAATAGCTCATTTTCTGTTCACTCCCTTCCGCTTCTGTATCGGCCTGAACAGATCCTGCTCCCCTTTGGCCCGATAACGCTGCCGCAGCGCCTGATATGGGAGGCCGGCCTCCGCTGCTGCCTGCTTCAGGGTCATTTTCTTTCCGTCATATTCGACCATGATGCAGGTGCTCCGGTTGTTGTTCTGCTCCGATCTGGTGGCCCATCGGCAGTTTTCCGGGGTGTAGTCTCCGTCGTTGTCTATGCGGTCTATGGTTAAGCCTTCAGCGTAGCCGCTGCCAGTGGCCCACTCCGCGAAGGCGTCGAAGCTGCTCCACTCGGGGCATACGCGGATCCCGCGTCCCCCGTATCTATCAAAGTTTTTGTGCCGCGGATTGCTGCATCGGTCGTGCATATTTCGGAACACCTCGAGGAGCTTGTGAGCGGGAGGCTTGGGCTTCCCGTCCGGGCAGTCTGGCCCGCAGCGCTCAGCTCCTCCGCGGATGACGTCGAGCTCGAAGGCAAGGAAGCGGCGGCCGCATGAGCAGCGGCAGAGGACAACCGGCTTCCTATTGACCATACCGGCCTTGCCGATGACCGTCCGGCCGGCGCTCGACTGCCCGATCGTCTTGCAGCTGATCGACGGGAACGGGATCCCGCGCCCGCGCGGCCTGCCGATCTCCGACGTCGGGATGCTGGCGCCTTGGATGGCTGCGTCGCTCCAGTCCGGCCACTCGATCGTCTCCGAGGATCCTTTTCGGTTTTGTTCCAGCCTGAGCTTGAGGTATGCAGCGATGACCTCCAGCGTCTCGAGCCTGTGCCGCTTCAGAAGTCTCTCGGTGTTGTTCTTGGCGACTTCCTGCTGGATCTCCCGGAGGCGCCGGTTATTTTCAGCTGCGAGCTCGAGGAGGAGCCGTTCGCTCTCTCCAGAAAGCACCTGATCCGGGCTGATCCTCCAGCTATTGGCGTTTATCGCGTCATTCGCCCACTGTGTCAGCTCGTTATACCCATCCATCATCGGCCGGCTTGAAGCCCCTGCCCCAGTCTCGGCCGGCGTCTGGATCGCGCCCATGTTCTCGCTGATCGCCTGCATCCATGCTCACCTCCTCACCGTTATCCCAGTACCCGCCGTTGAGCCATGTGGCCGGGTTGGGGATAAAGCGGCCATTGTCCCGACGCCACTGTTCGGAGTGCTTCTGAGCGTTGACGGCCTGCATGATAGCCTCATGCAGCTCGGCCGTCGGCTTGATCTTCCTCCACGCCTTGAGGGCGTACTGCTTGCCGACCTTCTTGGGGTAGGCGTTCCAGAACTCGTCAAACCTGACCTCGATGGGCGACTTCTTCCCCGCGCCATCCCCCTCGTCTGAGGGGGTAGGGGGTGTTACTCTCCCTTTCTTTTCTCTACTCTGGTCTACTCTACTCTTGCCGCCGGTCGTTGGCGTGGCGTCCGGCGGTTGTCCGGCGGTCGGCGTCTGGTCGTCCGGCGTATCGTCCGAGGACGAAGCGGCGGCAGCACGGCGGCGGGCCGACCGTTCTTTCTCGGCCTGCCGTTGGTCGATCAGCTTGCCGGCGTACTCGTACCAGTCGTGGATCTCGAGGGTGCCGTCCTCGTTTTCGTCGATCCAGCCGGCCCGGATCAGCGTCTCGGCCAGCTTTTCGGGCTCTCCGTCCCACTGTGCCGCCCGGGCGATCATGCGCGGGGTGATGCCGGCGAGGTCTCCCTTGGGGGCGTTGTCGAGGGCCCACAGCCAGAAGGACACGAGCAGCCCCATCATGTGCGGCGGGGTGATCTCGAGCTCGTCGGCTGCGTCAAATAGCTTGCGGTGGTCTTTGAGCGTTTGGTGCACTTGAAGCCATGCCACGGTCGTCACCTCCTTCTATGCGGTCGCGTGTCTTTGGCTCGTTTTCGGTCGGCCGCCGGTCGCCCGGCGGTCGTTCAGAATGGCAAGTCCCCATTGTCGTCCACCTCGGTGAAGTCGCCGGAGCTGTCCGGGTAGTCGGCGAAGTCGCCGCCGGTGTCCTGATGGCCGGCGCCTGCCCCGTCCTTCTTGCTGTCGCAGAAGTGGACAGAGGAGACGGTGATCTCGGTGGCCTTGCGGTGGTTGCCGTCCTTGTCCTCGTAGTTGCGGCTGGTGAGCTCGCCCTCCACGAGGACGAGCCGGCCCTTGGTGAGGTACTTGCTGACGAACTCGGCCTGCGCACGCCACGCGACGCAGTCGATGAAGTTGGTGATCTTCTGGCCGTCCTTGGTCTTGCGGCCGGTGTCGCTGGCGAGCCGGAAGCTGGTGATCGCCACGCCGCTCGGGGTGTGTCTGAGCTCAGGGTCGGCCGTCAGCCGCCCTTGCAGTCCTGTGTGGTTATACATCAGCCTTGACCTCCTTGCTGGTTATGCTGCGCGGCAGCAGCGTCGAGGGAGTTGCAGATCTCGTCGTACTCCTGCCGGGTTAGGGTGGCCGGATCCTGCTTCTTGTACTTCTCGAGGATCCGGGCGATGGTGCGCTCCTTGGTCATGCCGGCGGCCTCTGCCTTCTTGTAGAGGCGGCTGAGCTGCGCCTCGGACAGGCGGCCAGAGCCCTGCCCCTGACGCTGCTGGCCCTGTCTGGAGCCGCCAGAGCCGCCCCCGGGGCCTTTACTCTGCGCGCCGAAGTCGCTGTTGTCGGGGTCGTCCTCACCTTGGTCGATGCTGAACTTCTCGAACAGGTAGTATTTCAGGGCATAGGTGTGGGCGGCCCCCTTGGCCTTGGCCGGGTCGTCGTTCCAGCCGAGGGCGTGGACGACTGCCTCCAGCGTCTCGTCGTCGTTGTCGAGGTTGATCCAGCGGATCGTCAGGTCGGCCTCGTAGAGGAACATGAGCTTGTCGCCGTTGTAGGTCTTGGTCTGCATGGTGATCCAGTAGACCGGGTCGCCGTTCTCGGCGTAGCGCGTGGCCTTCTCGCCGATGACCTCGAAGTCGACGCCGAGCTCGTTCATGATGGGGGTGATTTTCTCCCACACGTCGTAGATCTTGGCGTACTTGTATTTGACGCCTTCGCTGTGCTTCTTCTTGACGATCTCCGGGCAGGCTTTTCGCATTTCCACGAGCTTCTGCCGGAGCGTCAGACAGCGGGCCTCGATGGGAGGGGCCGCAGCAGCGGCCGCCTCCGGCTTTTTGGTCTCAGTTGCCATGTGGCACCTCCTTTAGATGTCGACCGTGAAGGTGGCCGGGGTCTCGTAGGCCGTGACGCCCTCCACGATCTCGCCGGTGCTCTGGATGGTGGCGATCTCGCCGGTGTAGGCGAGAAGCTTCTTCAGATCGCCCCACTTGGCCGACTCCTCGACCTTGACGAGGTCGCCGTAGCCGTTTTCGCGCAGCCACGGCACCAGCTTGGAGTCGTCGACCGTGGCCTTGACGGTGCCCTTCTTGAGGGTCAGGGTGCCGGAGAGAAGCCGGTATTTCTCGGTCGTCTTGGTGGTCTTGTGGGGCACGGTGTTGAAGAAGTCGGCCAGACAGCTCGTGAGGTACGAGGTGCCGTTCTCCATGCGCTTGCGGGCGGCGGCGACTTTCTCGTTGATGGCCGCGATCTGCTCGTCGGCCAGAGCCTTCAGACGGTCGTACTCGCTGCGCTCGTCTGCGATCTTGCGGATGGCCCAGTCGGCACAGCGGTCGTCGGTGATGCGGAACGGGGCACGCTCGCCCTCTGCGACGGTGCCGAGGTCGACCTGCTCCAGCTCGTCCAGCGTGGCGGCAGGCAGCAGCTCGGCCTCCTGCGTGGTGGTGGCCTCTGTGTCTGCCTGCTCGGCAGCGAGGGCCGCGGTGGTCTTATCGCTCATTGTTGTGCTCCTTTCTTTCGGTGACGTTGAAGGTGAGCATCACGCCGCAGGTGACAGGGGTGACGCTCTCGAGCTCGAGGTCGCGGCCGCTGCGGAGGTGCAGGGTCTCGCCCGGCTTCATTTCGGTGAGGTGTTTCATCTGGTACTCCTTTCTGCAAAGAAACGGTGCCCGCCTTCCTCGATGACGAAGATCTGACTCTCGTGGAAGTCGCTGGTCACGAGGGCGGGGTTGTAGAAGTAGAGGATCGGCTCGTCCACGACGGTCTCGCCTCGGTCGAACACGGCCGCGACGGCGTCCTTGACGCGCTGTGTGGGATCCGGCCGGCTCTTGGTGTAGCTGTAAAGGGCGACGGCCTCAGAGGGGTCGACGCCGCGCTTCTCGGCTGCGTTGAGGATGCACTGAGCGACGAGCATCTGGCCCTCGAAGGACTCCCCGCCGGCCTCGGCCATGACCACGCGCTCGACGACGTCGCGCTCGGCGTCGGTCAGATGGTAGCGCACGGCGGGCTCGGTCGGCTCCGCGGCCTCAGTGGCCGGGGCGGTGGTGTCCGGGATGTATGTGCCGACGGTGGTGGTCGGCGGCAGGATGTTGGTCTCCTGCCTGCTGCCGGCCTGGGTGGTGAAGATTGCCACAGAGATGCCGCCCAGCAGAAGGACGGCAGCGGCCAGCGTGGCAGCTCTCAGGGCTTTCCTCTTGGCACGACGGCGCCGGCGTGTTATACTTGCGGTGCGGGATCCGTATGCTGGCAGGCTGCTGGATCTTCTCGCATGGGCCGCCCGGTCGCAACGGGCGGCCCTTTCTTTTGTGGTTTCCATTGGTTTCTCCTTTCACTGAGCCCGTGCGACGGTCAGATCACAGAGGGCGTGAGTGAGGTCGCTGAACTCGGTCTCTCGGACGGTGTCAGCGGTCAGCAGCACGAGGTAGTCGTTGTCGTAGTAGTCGATCTCGGGGTGCCGCTGCCGATTTACTTCATTTTTGTGGCGGGCGTAGGGCTCGGCACGGTTCCAGACGTCGTCAGGGATCCAGCGGTCGAGGCGATCCTCGACGCGCTCGCACAGCTCCTCGCTCGTGATTGTGATCTCCGGGCTCATGCTGTCACCTCCTGAGTGCGCCTATCGCGTATTCGAGCGCGATGATGTCGCAGTTGTAACGCAGGTTTTCCTCGTCGATGATGTGCAGTTTTTTCCTTTCGGCGAGAAGCTCGGAGAGCTGGTCGACCACGTCGAAGCCTTCAGGGGGGCGGGGCAGGTGCGGCGCTGTCCTTCTCCTTCAGTGCTCGGTCGTTTTCGATGATCTGCTCCTTGATTTCTTCGGGGGCGTCCGAGAGGTCTGTCGTCTGGTCGGGGCTTTCGGGTGCCTCAGCCTTCTGCTCTGCGGTGCGCTCGAAGCGTTTGCCGAGCTCCCAGTCGTCGCGGCGAAGGTCGAAGGCGTCACCGAGCTGAATGATGTCGGGATAGTTGCTGAGCGCGACGGTCATGGCGGGCTTGTCGATTTCGTAGGCGTAGTAGGTTACATTCGTAAAGCCCATTTTGTCGAGGCAATAGCGCCCGGTGCCGATGCCGTCATACATGGAGAGGACGACGATCTCCTCGTCTCTCGGCACGTCCTTCAGGGCTCCTGTGAGGATGTGGATGATGACCTCAGCCGTCCAGCCATTCCCGAGCCCGCGGTATCTTTGCGTCGCGCTGACTGCCGATGTGTAGCCATCAGGAAGGGTCTGGAGCCGTTCGCACTCCGTCGGCGTGAGCTTTCGGATGACGTAATAGCCGTCCGGCAGCTTGATCGGGTACTTTTTGCCTTTTATCTCGATCTCTCCGTTGAGCACCTCGTAGACCGGCAGATCTTCGCCGTTTTGGTTAGTGACGACAAGCCTGCTCTGATGTCCTGATGCTGTGAGGGCGTTGGCTTTGCCGTCGGTTCTTACCTCGTATGCAGAGCCATCGTCTCGACCGCGCCACGCGGCACCTTGAGCCTCTCCTGCGGGGTAGGTATAAAGCCCAGTCTCAGGGCCACCCCCGTTGGGTCTGGCGCATAGTGCCACAGCTTTGCCGCTCGCGTCGTAGATCCTGTGAGCTTGCCCTCCAGTAACCTCTCCGTCTGCGTTTGGCATGGTGCCGACTCTTACCGGCGCGGCGTAAAGCCCCGTTTTCGCTCCGAGCCCGCCGCCCTCGCCGCACAGGGTCGTTGCTTTCCCTTCGGGGGAGTAGACTCTGTACTGCTTGGAGTCATGGCTCTGTTTCTTGGCGCTGTTCTCGATGGTGCCGATCCTGATTGGCTCAGCAACCATGCTGTCGGTCTGCACAGTCGTCAGGGCGTTGGCTTTTTCAATCCCGCTGGTCTCGAAGCGTCGGTACAGTTTTCCGTCGTCCTCGCGGCGGTTCCTGCATCCGACTCCGACCGCCGGAGCTCTGAGCTCGTACCCTTTTTCGGAGGTTGCCGTCTCGAGGATGTCCTTCAGCATGATGCCGCGATCCGCGGGCTGGTCGACGTTCCAGTTGAAGGCGTAAAAGCGTTGACGGTTCTGTGCGCTCACGAGGGCGCTGTTGATGTGCATGAGATCCACGCCGAGCTCGTGGCTGATTTGGTCTTTAATGGGCTGTGCGGCGCTCTTGTTGTTCTCATAGAGGAAAAAATCAGGCTTGAATTTTTCCTTTGCAGTCAGGTAGTTTCTGAACAGCTCCCAGCCGAGCCCCTCAGCTTCGACCTCTCGCCCTTTTTTCTGTGCGACGCTCCAGTAGGTGCACGGAGAGCCGCCGATCAAAATCTTTATCATTCATTTCACTTCCTTCCTGTGCGAGCCGGGAGCGTCTGCTCGGGTCTGGTCAGGCCCTTGCTGAAGCTCTGCGGCTCATATCTGACGCCCACGATCCGGCGGCCGCTGACGCCATGAGCTTGGCGATCTGGCTGGCCGCCTTGGCAGGCTGCACGCCCTCGGTCTGGAGCCGCTCGTCGGTGATGCCGGTCAGGCTGACGATGTTCTCCGGGAGGGTCTCGCCCTCGGGTAGCTTGATGAAGGTGTCCATCTTGCCGGCGATCCGTATGCCGCCGGTAGCCGTGCGCTCCACGCGCAGGGCGGCGAGCTCGATGATCTGGTCGTTGTCGAAGTCGAGGCCGCTGGTCTCGGTATCAAACACGACGAGGGCCTTGTAGCGGTCGAGCAGGGTGGAGAGGTTACTCATGCCGGGCCTCCTTCTCGCGGGTAGCTCTCAGGGTGCCGAGCATAAACGAGAGGGCCGTGGTCAGTTGATCCTCGGTGGCGAAGGTGCCGCCGAACTGCTCGGCCAGCGCCGCGATGATCTCGCCGGCGTGCTCCGGCGTGACGTCGTCTGTGGCTTCGTCGTCCTCGATGGAGATCAGGAGATCGGAGTCCAGATAACAAGCGGGGCGCAGGCCGAGGTTGCCGTAGGAGGCGTAGCTCCAGCCCCGAGTGCCATCGGTGTTGACGCTGCGGGCGAGTGACTCGTAGCCGTTAGACTTCGTGCTGAAGGCGGTGGACAGCCACCACCAGTCGTCTGCATTGGGGATGACGTCGCGGTTGCGCCGGTACTGGTCGACCGTCAGCAGGAAGATGGTGACGGTGCAGGTGCCGTAGTCCTTCAGGCCGTCGTCGGTGGTCAGGTCGAGCTCCGTGGTCAAGAAGGCGTTGGGGCCGTTCACGTCCTCGAGCAGGTTGTCGAGGTAGGCACCGTTGAGGTATTCCTTGCTGCTGGCGACGGCGAAGTTGTTGCAGTTGCCCTCGTCAAAGGCTCGGGTCTCGATGATGTCCTTGCTCAGGCAGAGGGCGCGGCCGTCATCATTCTCCAGCAGGATCCAGCTCTGTCCGGCATAGTCGAAGGCCGTGCCGCGGGCGGCGTTCTTGAGTGCGATTTTTTTCATGGGGTTGCTCCTTTCGTTCTCTGCGGCCGAGCCTTCTGGCTGGCCTGTATGTTTGGCAGGGTCTCGCCGGCGCGGAGCCGGCTCTCACAGTGCGGGCAGATGTAACCGGTGCGGGGGATCTTCTGGTAGATGCTGACGTTCCAGTCGAGCCCGCAGCCGACGCGCTTGGCTGTCATGGGCCTCCACCTCCTTCCGCAGCCAGAGCCTCGAAAACGTAGCGCCGGATGCGGTTGCGGTACTTCTTCCGGGTTCTGGCTTTCTTTGCGTGAGCTGCGAGGTGCAGCCACTTCGGCGGCACTCCGATGGCCTTGGCCGATACCTTCCAGAGCTTTTTGAGGGCAGAGAGCGCGGCGTTGATGACCGGCTTCAGGGCCTCGGCCAGCTTGGCGGCGATTTCCCGCAGAGCGTCGGCCAGCTTCTCGAAGGCTTCGCGGGCCTGCTGCATCTTCTCACGATCGGCGAGCGTCATGCTGCCGTCGTAGACGTAGGGGCTCAGCTCGTCGTCGCCTCCGTCGGTCAGACGCTCACAGAACGGGAGGCCGGCAGCTTCGGCAGCCTTGCGGCCCTCCTCGAGGGCGTCCCGGCCTTGCGTGACTTCGCAATAGTCCGCGAGGCGGTTGCGGCCGCCTTCGTAGTGCCAGCGGATCCCTGCGGCGATCTCGTCGATGGTCATGTCCTCACCGAAGTGGCCGCAGTAGTAGCCGTTGACGATGACGGCGTCCGGGTCTGCCTTCAGGATCTCGATGGCGTCGTTGAGGTCGTTGGTCTCCCACTCGCCGTTCCAGATGTCGCTCCAGATCGTCAGGGCGTTCCACGAGCGGTCGGTGCGGTACACGATTGTCCAGCCGATGCCGTCGCGGATCTCCGCGGCGAAGTCTCGGGCGATGTCTCTCAGTGCTGCCATGCTGGTGCCTCCTCTCTGGTGATGTGCACGACGGTGACGAGGTCGTCGATCTCGTGCTTGGTGGTGTATGTGTCCCGCTCGTCGAGCCCGATGTGCCGCAGCAGCGTCTCGGGCCCATCCAGCAGGAAGGCTGTGACGGCCACGGCGTTCAGCCGGTAGACCGTGACCTCCACGGTGCAGCGGGCACCGTCCTCGTCCAGCGTGGACGGGAACGAGGCCCGGCAAATGGGGCTCGCTTCGTATCTGAAGGCGGTCGCGCGGTTCTCTCCGGCGATGATGTCCTTCACGAACTCCTCGAAGGCTTTGCGAGGGATCGAGCTGCGGTACTTGTCCAGCGTGGCGTCGGCGAGTTGCCGGATGGCTTTGGTGTTCATGTTCCGCGCCTCCTCAGCAGGCGTCGCCGTGCGGGCCGACGACCGTGACGTGCTTGGTGTTACCGTCTTTGTCCTCGTAGATTTCCTCGACGCTGTTGTCGGCCCAGTTGATCGTCTCCTTGAGCCGCCAGCACCGAGCGTCGTCCGCAGCTTTGGCGGCTTCGCGCGCTTCTTGCTGGAGCTCCTTCAGGCGTCCGAACTCGCTTAGCGTCAGGCTTGCAAAGGGTTCGCTCAGCGCGTAGTCGCTGAGGTAGAAGCTGATAAAGCTATGGCTCCAGCCGGCGTTATGCCAGCCGCTCGTTGCTTTTTCGGCGAAGGCTATGAGCTCGGCGTCGTCCTCAATAGGGCCGCGCTTGCGGTGTTCAAAGATGAACTCGTCGCGGGAAAAGACGGGTTTCCCGTTTACATAGCCGTACACATTGGGGTTGTGTGTCATGGTGGTCTCCTTTCTTCTTGGCCCGGCCAGAGCCGGGGATCTTAGTGGTGTCGAGTCCCTGAAAAGCAGAAACACGACCGCCGGATCGCTTCAGAGAGCAGCGCGGAGGGGGTGCGCAGCTCGTCCATTTTCAGCGTCGGGGTCGTGTGATCGTTTTCATGTTGGGCTCTCCTTTCTTCGGCCCGGCGCTGCCGGGTGTTCTTGGCTACTGTGCGGCCGGTGCTCGTTTACCTCTGCGCTTGAAGCTCTCACGCAGCCGCCTCTCGGCGAGCTCTGCGCTGTACCCTTCGCGCTGGTTGGCGTCCAGCGCGCCGGTCGCGCCTCGCTGGAGCTCCTTGTAGATCGTGGTGTGGTGGACGCTCAGGCGGGCCGCAATATCGACCGGCCGATCTCCGAGCAGATGCCACGCCTCGATCTTCTTCCTGTCCTCGAAGGTCAGGTAGCGGTACTTTCCCGTCAGTCTCACCTCCGTCCTATGGGGTTGTAGTAAAGAAAAAACGCACAGCCGACTCAGTTGAGTCTCTGTGCGTTTAATGATAATGGACAGCTCGCCGTTTGTCAAGAGTAAATGCACAAAAAAGCAAAAATATTTTTTATGAGGCCAGAATGAGGGCGATTTCTTCCCGGAAAAGCTGCTCGGAGCACAGATAACCGAACATTTTGCGGGGGTAGTTGTTCAGCCAGTCCTCGATCCGCTTGGTCTCCTCGTAGGGGATCGTGCTCAGGTCGGTGCCCTTCGGCAGGTGCCGACGTATGAGGCCGTTCTGGTTCTCATTGGATCCGCGCTCGCTCGGCCGGTAGGGGTGGCAGTAGTAGACCTCGGTGCGGGTGCCCTTGCCGCTGGCGCTTCGTTCGATCCCGGCGGCGTCGGCAAACTCGCAGCCATTGTCGCAGGTGATGGATCTGAATACCTTCGGGAACAGGTCGCCGTACTTGGCCTCGAGCCCGTCAATCGCAGCGACGACGCTGGCGGCCGTCTTGTCCGGCGACGGTATAATGAGCTCCCAGCGCGTTTTCCGCTCGGTCATCACGATGTAGGTGTTGCTGACGCCTTGGCAGCTCTCGACGCTGTCCATCTCCCAGTGACCGAAGGTGCTGCGGTCGTTGATGTGCTCAGGGCGATCCTCGATACTCCGGCCGGCGGGCTTGCGAGGCATGGATCCGGCCGGGCGCTCTGGCTGGTGGCGCTTGCCGTGCTGCGGCAGCATGGAGACGGTCAGCTCGTCGCCGAAGATCTCGCCGCGGATGTAGTTGTAGGCGGTACTCGCCGTAGAAGTGAAGCAACGGACGCGCGGCGAGCTCCCGCTTGCCGAGATCGGCGGCTATGTGAGCCCGTCCGGCGGTTTTGTAAACTATGGGCGTTTTTGCGTTACTGGTATGAACTCCAGTACGGGGAGAAAAAACACGAAACGATATGAGGCACAGACCGAGGCTGACGCCAGAGCTGCGGCTGCGGATGATGGCCTCGTTGAGCCCATGACTGTGCAGGTGGAGCCGCAGATCCCGCCGACCGATCGGCAAATGGACTACGCGCTCGAACTCGAGGCCATGCTCCCCGACGGCGTATGCAAGGAGGACGTCAGCGCGATCATCAGTAGGATCACCGACGAGGACGAGGCTGCACCAGATCCCGGCCTTTCGTTGTATGCGCACGCCTGCGGGGTGAAGTTTTCGCGCTTTGTCGGTGAAAAGGCTCTGCTTTCGTATATGGTCAGCCAGATGCACGGAGCCGCTCGGGGCGAGTTGTATGCTTATGCCGTTTACCGGCAGGAGAGCGGTGGAAGGTTCAGCGATCCGCGTAGTCTTTCGGTGTATGAGTTTCTGCGCAGTTGCGGGGCTGAGATTGCTGAAGATCCTGCCCTGCTGAAGTCTCTGGAGGATCGTGATGTCTATGACTTCGCAGGCCCGAACAGAGGCACGAAGGTTTACAAAATGGCCGCCGCCAGATTGAAGCAGTGTGGGGCCCTATAAAACAGGAAAAGCCCGCCCGGGATCTCCGGGCGGGTTTTTTGTGCTGTGAAGTTGCGGATCAGCGTGCGAGTGCTGCGTTGACGGCCTGCTGGATGGCGTTGTAGTCGTAGCCGGCGGCCTCGAGGCGCTTCTTGCGGTCTGCGCCGTTGCCCCACTTGCCGGCGATGACCTCCTTGGCGATCTCGGCGTTGGTTTTCTTGGGGGCTGCGGTTCCCGGGATCTTGATCTTCTGGCCGACTCTGATGATGTTCGGGTTGGTGATCCCGTTGTATGCTGCGAGCTTCTGGTAGGTCGTCCCGTACTTGGCCGCGATCTTGCTCAGGGTGTCGCCGGCGACGACCGTGTAGGTCACTTCGCTGGTGGTACCGCTGCTCGGCGTCTGGCTGCCCGTGTTGGTGTTCCCGGGCTCTGCGTCGTAGGCCGGGCGGCCATAGCCGACGATGTAGCTGTCGCTCAGGTAGTAGGAGCGGCGGGCCACTTGGTCGGAGGTGTTGCCCTCGATGGTGTAGACCTTGCTGCCGTCCACCTTCTCGACGAGGCCGGTGTGGCTGACGTTGCTCTTGGAGTGCGCGGTGCTGAAAAAGATCTGGTCGCCGGGCTTGGGATCCTTGTCGTGATAGCGGCTCTGCTTCTCGTAGTACATGAGGGAGTAGGTGCAGCCGGCGCCCGCGGATCTCTCGGGCTGGCAGAGCAGGCGCAGCGCGTCCGCATATCCGAAGGCGGTCAGCATACACCAGTCGACGAACATATCGCACCATGCGAAGCCGTTTTTCTTGCCGTTGTACCACTTCGGGTACTTCTCGTCGAAGTCTCTGGCGTACTTGGTATAGTTGGCGCTGCCCGCGTTGGCGGTCGGGTTGTCGAGCTGGCTGTTGCTCTTTTTCTCGTGGTAGCCGATCTCTGCCGCAGCGATGGCAAGAACGGCCGATGCGTAGCATTTGCTCATAGTTTTACCTCCTTAGCTGTAAAAAGAAAAAGGGCGGGCCGGAGCCCGCCCCTCTCCGTCATTCGATAGTCAGGCCCTCGGTGTTGAGCTGCTTGACTGCTGCCTCGATCGCGTTGCTGACGCTTTCCTCGTCGACCTTGAAGCCCTTCTGCTTCAGGAAGTCGATGACGTACTGCTTCTTCTCCTCGCCGCGGCCGGCGCCCTTGTAGAGCTGCTCAGCAGCAGCGACGCCGATCTTTACCCACGCGGTCAGCTCCTTGCGCTGTGCCTCGGTGGTCTGGCTCTTGAGCCACGGGATCAGAAAAACGCTCACGCCGGCGCCGATCAGGGCGATGGCTGCGTTGACGATGGGGGTGATGTCGATGGTGTTCATCCTTGTGCCTCCTCATTGTTGAGAGTGTCCCCGGACGGATCCGGGAGCGGGTTGCCGTCGGCGTCGAGCCTGTGGCGGTTTCGGCTGATTTTCTCGCCGAGGCTCTTGCCGGCGTATGTGATTAGATAGCCGACGCAGGCGGTGAAGATCGTGCCGGTCACTTCACTGACCGGGTCACGCCCGAAGGCTGAGAGCAGGTAGGACGTGGCCGCGCTGAGGCTTGCCACGATGGCCGCCCAGTATGCGAGCTTCTTGCTCGCCTCGATCTTCTTTTTCCGCTTGCGCCGGCGCTTCTTTGCGGCCATGCTGCTCACCTCCTTAGTCGATGATCGCGTGGATCCCCTGACTGGTGAGGAAGTCCTTCTGCGCGTGTTTGATTTTGGCAGCGTAGTCGAGGGCCGCGTGCATATCCCCGTTACAATGCGCGTCAGGGATGCGCTGCACGGCCCGGGCCGTCGCCTCGCCGAGGGCGATGGCTGCCGACGTGCCCTGAATGGTGATGATCTGGAGATCTTCACGGGCACGCTCTCGGGCCGCTGCCTCTTTCTGTCGTTTGGCCTCCTCGGCCTCCTTTTGCTTCTCGCGCTTCTGGATCCTGTGCTCGAGCATCCAGAAGCAGAAGCCGGTCACGGCCGTCGGGATCCCCAGAAGGACGACGAGCGCGCCGATGTTGATTTCGATCATTGTGTCACCTCATAAAAGCCGGAGGGCCGCAGGACGCGGCCCTCCTTGTTGTTGGGCTTACCCCTCGACGTCGTCGAAGTAGCCCATGTCGACGAGATACTTGTGCACGCTGGCCTTCAGCTTCGCGGGGACGTCGTCCTCGGTGATGCGGCCCATGATGATCTCGCCTGCATACAGACGTACCAGCATTTCACGCTCCTCCTTTCCTGCAATTTTTAATAATAGCCACGCGAGGGCCCGGGCGATCATTCGGTCGCCCCTTCCTTCGCGGTGCCAGCGTTTGCGGCTGCCTCGATGGCAGCGATGGCGTCCTCGACCTGCTTGCGCAGCTTCTTCGGGACGTCGTTGATGGTCATGGTGGAGCCTTCGCGGGTCAGCTCCTTGACGTACAGCTCGACGATCTTGCTCATGCTGTTACCTCCCCTCCGTCGCCGTAGACCACGTCGGCCAGCTCCATGATGCAGCCTTTCAGCAGCTCGATGGTGTCAGCCTGCTCGGCGATGGTTTTGTCCTTCTTGGCCTCTGCGGCCTGTTTCTCGTTCAGCTCTTTGATGCTGTCAGCTCTGTGCTTAATCATGCAAAGTTACCTCCGATCGACTGGATGTAGCAGGTCTCCGTAGCAGAGCCGCGGAGCAGCTTGGCCTTAACCTTGACGCCCCACGCTGCGGCCGTCTTGGTCTTGTTTGTGAAGTAATGCTTCTGGCCGGCTCTGACCTTCTGCGTGATGTCCTCCCACGTCGGGCTCGCGTCGTTGCCGTTGTTGCAGATCCAGACCTGAAGCGTGCAGCCGGCCGGGAAATTGCCCTGAATGTTGACGAGGGCCTTGGTCGGCATGGCGTCGGCCTCCATAGCGAGGGTCTGCTCGAACTCGACGGACGTGACGGCCTTGGTGAAGGTCAGCGTGCGGGTGACGCTGGCGTCCTTGGCGTCGGTCGCCACGATCTTCAGGGTGTGGCTGCCGTTCACGACCTTCAGCCACGCCTCGGAGCCGATCGTCAGCGTGTTGGTATGGCCGAGGGTCACGGTGTAGCTGCGCAGCGTGACGCCGTCCAGCATCTCCACGACGTCGACCTGATGGCCGTCGGCGTCGGTGACGGTGTACTCGTAGGACGGGGCCGCCGTGCTGAAGCTGCCGAGGGCGCCGTCCGTGCCGCTGATGACGGGCGGTCGGTTATTGGTGACGGTGCGGGTGGTGCTGGTGGTGTACGCACTCTCCGCGCCGGCGGCGTCGTATGCCTTGACGCGGTACTGCACGCTCGTCCATCCGTAGGTGATGGCGTCGGTGTAGCTGCGCGAGGATCCCTTGTAGATCTGCGCCCATGTGCCGCTCCCGACCTTGCGCTCCAGAACGTAGCCGGAGAGGTTGCCGTCGTGGTCGGTGGAGGCCGCCCACGAGATGCTCAGGTTCTCGCCGCCGAGCACTTCGCTCGGGACAGTGATGGACGACGGCGCTGTGGGCGCCTGATTGTAGATCACTGTATAGCATCCATCCGAGTCGACGGAGTCGGAGATCAGGAGATCAGAGGACAGATTACAAGCGGGGCGCAGGCCGCGGTAGCCGTAGTAGGCGTCGCTCCAGTTCAGAGTGCCATCGGTGCTGACGTAGCGGGCGATGACGGCCGAGCCGGCATAGGCGTCCCGCAGCCAGTAGTACCACGCGGCACCAGAGCCCGGGTTGCTGGAATAGTTGGAATTGGCGACGCAGGAGGCCGTCACGGTGGCGATGCGGCTGTTGTTGTCGCTGAAGATCGCCAGCTTGCTGCCGCAGACGTGGTCGCCGCTCAGGCCGACCTCAGTGCAGGACAGGGGGAAGATCTTGTCCGTGCAGGTCTCCGTCCCGCCGCCGTCTGTGGAGCTCTTGCCGACCGTGATGGTGGTGTTCAGCAGAGCTGCCCGCTCGTTGGCGGTGAAGGCGTTCAGAAAACCGGCGAGGCCACTGTACGGGTTGACGCCGTTCCAGACGTGGGAGGAGTCCGGCGTCTGGTCTGCGGAGTGCTGTGCGGTGTACCACTGGCCGGCAGCCGCGGGGCTGTTGAGCCACTGGCGCAGGTTCGAGTAGATGTAGCGGTTGTTGCCGTAGTTGCGGCGGTCGCTGTTGCCGTTACTCGGTTCTGTCGCGTCGAAGCACAGCATCTTGATGATCTGGTTGGTCACGAGTGTGACGCTGTTGGAGGGGTAGCCTGCGTGGTTCTTATCGGCCACGATCCAGACGATCGGGCTGCCGTACAGGCTGCCGAACTTGACCTTCGACTTGTTTGCGAGGTTGCTCAGTTTTTGGGCCATGAGTTGTGTCTCCTTTCGGTGATGGTTTGAGCTCCGGGAAATAGCTGAAGAAATAGGCGTCCATGTTCTGCCGCAGGTGGTAGGTGTTGCCGTGTGAGATGTGGCCCGTCCAGCTCGCGTAGGATTGCACGACGCTGTCGAGGGTGATCTTGCCGGAGTCCACCAGAGCGCGGAACTTGCGGATCTTGCGCTTCATGTTGTCGATGCTCTTGGCTCGCACTTTTCTCACGACCTTGCCGGTCTGCGTGAGGTAGGTGTGAAAACCGAGGAAGTCGATGCCGTTCTTCAGCGGGAGGATCTGCGTCTTGCCGTTCAGCCGAAGGCCGAGCGGCTTGATGTACGCCTCGATCTCCTTGAGTATCTGCCGGAGCAGCAGCTTGTCGCTGTGGATGATGTAGAAGTCGTCCATGTACCTGCCATATACGAGGCCGCGGTCATCCCTCAGCCAGTGGTCGAAGGCGTCCAGATAGAGCAGCGCGAGCAGTTGGCTCGACTGGTTGCCGATCGGGATGCCGGGGTCTGGCGTGCTGTCGATTATGAGCCACAGCAGCCACTCAGCGAAGTCGATTAGCTCGGGATCCTTCAGCCACTTCAGGGCCCGGCGGGCCGTTTCGTAACAGTAGGAATGGAGCAGGGTGTAAAAGAACTTTGAAAAATCGCCCTTCAGTACCCAGCCGTCGGCGTAGTCCCACTCGTTCATCGGCCGGGGCGGCAGGCCGGCAGCCTTGCGGGCTGCTTCGTCTGCTGCCTTTCGGCTGAAGAAATAGTGGCGCATAGCCGCAGCCAGACGGTCGAGGCCGTCGTTGGTGCCTTTGCCGATCTGGCCGGCGTAGTTGTCCCGGATGAAGCGCCGGGAGAACGCCGGCTCGAGGACGTTGTCGCAGAGCGAGTGCTGGACGACTTTGCCCTCGAAGTCGATGGCGAGGACGAGCCGCTCCTTGGGCTCGTACACCTTGAAGGGGTAGTAGGGCCCGAAGGAATAGTCGCGCCGCTGGAGCCTCTCAGAGAGGGCGACGGTGCGCTCGATGGCCTCCATGCGGTAGCGCATGGAGGTCGGGTTGTCGCGCTTTCCGCAGCGGGTTTTGCGGTATGCTTTGTAGAGCGCGATGGTGCTGTTTACGATATTCTCCATTGAAAAGTCTCCCCGCCGTGTATAGCTCCGGCCACGCTTTGCGTGCGCCGCCGGGGGCATCGGCGGTCTTGTGTTTACCCATGACCGGGCCGGTCAGACGGCCGCGGCTGCGGGAGGGATATGCCTTCCTTGGATGATGGGGCACAGTGTTCGCCGTCCGTCTCCGGGCGGTTAATAAGTCGGGCGATCCATCGAAGCGGGGCGCAGGCCGTTGTTGCCGTTGTAGGCGTTGTTCCTGTTCAGAGTGCCATCGGTGTTGACGTTGCGGGCGTTGTTGGCCGAGCCGGCACGAAAAAACAAGGCATACCCCGAGGGCCGCCTCACTGGTGACGCTTCTGCGCGTCCAGCTTGGCGGCCCTCTCTTTATCGGTTTTGTACCATTTGGCGGTCTGGTTCTTCACGCCGGCCGCCATCTTCGCCCAGTATGCAAAGGCGTCATCGCTGAAGCCGCTGAGGATCTCATGCGCGAGCTCGATGTGGTGGATCAGCTTTCGGCAGTTGCGAAGCGCCGACCGCTGCGCGCGATACCTGAGCTCACGCTCCTCGGGATCCGTCAGGAGCAGATCGTTGGCCTCCATCAGATCGGCGACGAGGTCGCTGGCCTCGTTCATCATCCTCTGCGCCAGACCGAGCCGCTCCTTCTTCGGGAAAACGGCCGGGTTTCTGGTCTTGATGTAGGTGTGTTTCTCGAGCTCCTTGGCGTCCGTGATGACCTGCATCTCGGGCAGTTTGTCACGGCCGAAGGGCGGGCGGCCTACATTGGCCCGCTCGTATGGCCGCGAGTGTCCGTTGCTTGCCGTAGTATCTCACCTCCTCGCCTTTGATTGTGACGCGGGCGCTGCTGCCGTCGTAGGTCTTGCCCTGAATGACGATGACGCCGTCCTCCCGCTTGCAGCAGGAGCAGGGCAGGGCCAGCTCGACGAACAGGTGCGCGATGATGCAGGAGGCTTCGGCCGGTGGGATTGGGGTGTAGTTGTAGCAGTTTCCCATCAGCACTCGAGCCTCCGCTGCCCTGTGTTCCAGATGCCGGAGCTCACGGTCAGCCCCTCCAGATCGTCGAATGTGATCTGGAAGGGGTTGCTCGTGATGTCCGTGCAAACGAAGTCCCACAGGGCGTCGACCTTCACCTTCAGAGCGTTGTCAGCCGCGTCGACATACTCCTTCGTCGTGATGTCCTTCGGGTCGTCGACTGCTCCGTAGTGTTTCATAGGCCGGCCTCCTTACAGTGCGATGCTTGTGATGACGACGAGGATCGGGTTGGAGGGCGCGGCCGCGAGCGTGACCGTGACTTTGCCGTTGGCCGAGGCCGTGGCGTTCTCGAAAGAGACGTCGCCGATGACCTGCTCCTTGGTGACGCTGTCGATCAGGATCACGCTGAGGATGTAGCCGGTGACGGTGAAGCTCTTGCTCGCCGCGTCGCTGAGGGTCTGGACGGTCTTGGTGACAGCCTTCGGGATCGCGGGCTTGTTCTTGATGAAGGCGTCACTATTGCCGTCCGTCTCATTCCAGTCGCTCTGGACGTTCTTCTCGGCGTCGGCGGGAGCGTGGGCGCTCTGGCTGTGGTCGTATGCCGTCTTGCCGCGGTCGCCGCGGTAGGCGGTGCTCGCAGTCTCGCCGATGGCGAGGTCGTTGCCGATGACGGCGTAGGTCGTCCCGCTCCAGCGGTACGTCTTGTTCTGGTGCTCGCCTTCGCTCAGGATGACGTAGATCTTGTCGGACTCAGGCGTCAGGGCGGCGCCGCCGGAGGTCTTACTCAGCCAGTCGGCACCGAGGGCCGTGGCGCCGGTGCGGATGTAGGCGTCGACGACGTCGTCCACATAGCTCGGGAGCTGGTTGGCCGGCACCTTGCCGCCGCTGTCCAGCTCGGCCACGCCGCCGGCTGCGCCCTTTTCCGTTGCGGGGATCGCGCCGACGTCAGCGGCAGCGGACGGGATCGTCGGCTTGTCGCTCAGATCCTTATAGCTGCCGGAGAAGGCCACGGTCTTGAGGTCGCTGAAGAACTTCAGCACCTTGCCGAGCAGGACGCTCAGTTTCTCGCCGGAGACGGGTGCCTCACGCTTGGCTGCTGCCTCGAAGGCGACGGTCACGTTGGAGCCGTCGCCGTCCGTGTTCAGCTTGCTGGTGTCCTTGGGATGGACGTGGTCGCCGCGTGCGAACGCTGTCTCGGAGCCGACGGCAGCGGTGCCGTTCATCTTCGGCGTGGTCGTGGATGCGGCTGCGCCCTCGGGGACGTCCTTGGCCGTGATGAACTTGCTGTCGTTCTCGAGCTGCGAGAGCTTAGTCGGCACGGGGATCCATTTCTCGCCTGTCCACAGGTACAGCGTCAGGTCGATGCTGTTGAAATAGATCTGGCCGAGCTTCGGGTTGGCCGGAGGTGCAGCGAGCGGCTGCATGATGGCGTTTTGGATCTCATTCTGCGAGAGATCCAGATTTGTCAGGATTTTCACGGGTTTACCTCCTTAGTTGAAGTATGCAGTCCCGGAAAAGGCCGCGCAGAAGGTCAGGCGCACGGTATTGTCGTCGAGGTAGTCGACCTCTCCGATGACCACAGTGCCGGCGCTGTCGACGACCGTGACGGCGGGCCGCTTTCCGAGGTTGTGGGCGACTGTCCACACCTTCGCTGCCTGCGCCTGCTTGTGGGTGTGGTGCCTGTCGTCCGTGATGCCGAGCTGCGCCGGCGTCATGTCGCCGATCAGCTCGTGCCCGTTGATCTTGGGCTTGTTGCGCAGGGCTTCGTAGTTTGAGGCGCTGCCGCCGCCCGTCTCCTTCATGGAGGCGGTCATGGAGGCAGGCGTCTCGGTCATCTTCGCCCCGAAGGTCTCCGCGCTGCCAGAGAACGAGGCATTGAAGTCGACGCTCACTTAGATGACGCCGTCCTTCAGGATCCGGCTGAGCGGGGCGGTCATAATGTTGCTCGCAAATGCGCGCCCGTCCTCCGTCCTGCCGCGGATCTGCACCTCCACCTGTTGATCCTCGTCGGGAGACAGAGAGCCGAGCAGCAGCGTGTCGGCTTGCGTCAGGCTGACGGTGACGACCTTGCCGGTCGCGTCGACGCCCTCGTCCCCGAGGTGCTTGGTGACTTCCACCTGCTTCGGCGGGGCATAGGTGGCGAGCTGCTGCGTGCGGAATGTTACCCACATGGTCACGAACTCGTTGACGTCGATGTCACAGTTGATGGTGATGGTTGGTGTGGTGCCTCTATACATGGGCGGCCTCCTTTCTGGCCTTTGGCCGGTAGTTTAGCACTCGAGGCGCTGAAGCGTAGCGTTCCAGACGCCAGAGGTGAGGGTGATGCCGTCCAGATTGGCAAAGGTGATCTGGAAGGGGTTGGTCGTGATGTCGCCGAACACAGCGTCCCACAGGGTTGTGATCTTGCTGGTGTTCTGCTGGACGACGTTGCTCAGGTCGACCACGGCGGCCGCGGCCTGCTCTGCGATCCCGACGGCCTGCTGCGCGAGGAGGATGGCCTGATTGGCCGCGGCCTGCGCCGCGAGGGCGATGGCCTTGTAGTTTTCGTAGTCCTCCTTGGTGGCGTAGGCGTCCGCGGGGATGTAGGCGGTCACGTTGGTGGCCGTTCCGATGGCGGTGACGATGTCGATGGTTTTCTCGACGATGGTGGCGCCGCCGGTCGGCGGGATCCACTCGGCGAGGTCGCCGCAGTTGCCGTAGCAGTACAGCACCTCGCCCACGTCCTCGTCGGGATCGTCCGCATAAAGGCCGAGCTCGCGGTAGTAAAAGCCGTCGTTGGTCTGGTCGTTGGTGAACACGCCGCCCACGGTGACGGTGCCGTCGCCGTTCACGACGCATTTGGTGATGTCGATGGTCGCCTTCGGGCTGACCACGCCGGTGAGGGAGCGGGGCGTCTGGCCCTCCTCGAGGTAGCCGTCGCCGAGGACGATCTTGGTGTAGTTGATCTGCTTGCCCGCCACGCCCTTCGCCAGAACGAGAAGGCCCGCGGCGGTGATGTCGTTGTTGATAAATGCGGCCATGTCTTTCTCCTTTCCTTAGTCTGAAGCGAGGACGCTGGTGCCGATGGTGACGGTCTCCCGGTTGTTGTCGTGGACGACGGCCCCGTGGTAGAGGTGGATCTCGTCCGTCCCCATGACGTGCCGCTCCTCGCCGTGCTCTCGCACGGCCATCCCGGCATAAAGGAACATCTCGCCGGTCAGGCAGATCAGGATCGCGTCGAGCCATGCGCTGCGCCGCTTCACGGTGCGCAGCAGCGAGAGGAACAGGTCGAGGTTTTCGTTGACGAGTCCCGGGTTGTCGCTCAGCACTTTGAAGTGGTAGGGCTTGCCGCCGTACTGATACCACTCCCTGACCTCGCCGGTGCCGAAGTAGTCGGCGATGATCTGCGCCACGGCGTAGGGGGTGCCGAGCTTGGCATAGACGCGGTCGCTGTTGCGGATGACGGCCCGCTTGGTCTCGATGGGTGCGGTGCTGTCATACCACTGGATGTTCAGCTCCCACGCCATCTCGTCCAGCTCGGCCTCGCTGAGCTGGTCGATCTTGTCCCACCTGCTCAGCAGCTTCAGACGGGCGAAGGCGTCCCGGGATAGGGTGTCGCAGCCGGCGGCCAGCCCGCGGTCGGCGCCGTCCTGCGCCATCCACGAGGGCAGGAGCTTGATCATCTCGACTTCGCTGAGTCGCATTTAGACCACCTCGCTCTCTGTCTTATGGCTGACAGTCAGGTGCCCGCTGAACTTGGCGACCTGTGTGTCGCTGACGGGTGTGTAGACCGGCTTGGTCACGTCCACGCGGAAGGCGCCGGTCAGGTTTTCGCCCCACGACGGGCAGAGGATCCGCTTGCGGAGCTGATCGGGGTTGATGTCCCGGCCCAGCGCGCCCACCTGCCACTCGTTGTAGCGGTCGATGGCGCCGCCGGTGCCTTCCACATTGGCGACGACCTCGGCCTCTGTCTCGGGGGTGGTGTAGTAGACGATCTCGATGTCGTAGGCGATGACCTCGGGCGCCACGGCCGTGACCACGTCGGTGAGCGGCCGGATGTCCGAGGCGTTGCACGCCTCCAGCACCTTCTCGAGGATGCTCTCGTCGGGGACGGCGCCGCCTTCCAGCAGGGGGACGATCTTGACGCAGCCCTCGAGGGTGCGGGTGATGGTGATGTCGAGGCTCGTGGCGTCCGCGAGGGCGCCCTTGAGCTCGATGGTCAGCAGGTCGTCGGTGTAGTCCACAGTGTAGTCGGTGTCCTCCACGCCGGCCGTGCTCTCCCCGTGCTCCTTGACGATCAGGGTGTCCGGCAGCAGCCGGCCGCCGCCGATGAAGGCGTGGCCGTCGTAGACCGCGAGGGTGCGGCTGATGGTTTCCGTCTCGCTGACGGCCCGGGCGTCGATGATGGAGCTGTCGGCCGTCATGGCCCAGTAGATGTAAGCCTGTTCCGGCCCGGCCGTAGACCGGGACGCCGGCGCCAGTCGGATGCGCTCGCGCAGCCGGTTGTCGCCTTCCTCGGTGTAGGGCTCGCCGTCGTCGCCGCCGGCCGTCGCCGTGATGTTGGTGACGCTCTCGATGTAGGGGATCAGGTCGACGAGGGTGGTGATGGTGCCCGGGGCGTACCCGTTGTACTCGGTGCCGTTGCTGACGGCCGAGGTCGGGATCTCCACGGAGTAGGCGCCGGCCTGAAGGACGGCGATCTCGTCGGTGGCAAAGTAGTGGTCGCTGTCCGGCGTCACCTTCGTCCACTTCGGGATGATGATGTTGTTGGGCTGCGGCGTGCTCACGGAGAAGCGCATGGTCGTCTTTGCCGGGGATCCTTCCAGCCGGTGGACATCCAGCCGCTCGCCGATGGCGTCCAGCACCTCGCCCCGCGCATAGCGGAGAAGGGTCTGCCGCCCGGTGTCGTCGAGGCTGTTGTAGAGGGCGACGAACACGGCCACGAGCCCCTCGCCGAAGATCCGGCGCTCGTCGCCGGGGTACAGAGGCTCGCCGGCGCCCTTTTCGAGCGCAGCGATCAGGGTGTTGTAGATGGTCGTCGCGTCGGTGGTGGTGAGGTGGATGTCGTCGCCGTAGGTGTTGGTCTCGTCGCTCATGCTGTTCACCTCCTTCAGAGTGTGTTGTTGTCAATGCTGGCCCGCAGCTCGAAGTCGCCGGTCTGCGCGACCAGAGCGACCAGATCGGACGAGCTCAGGCGCACGCGGGGCTCGTAGGTTTCCACGACGAACTCCACGTCGGCGGCCAGATCGTTGGCAGCCGTCCCGCTCGGCTTGTCGATCAGGGTGCGGTCGATCCCCTTGATGCGCTCGTATGGCACCTCGCCGCGGATGGTCTTTAGGAGGTTTTGCACGCAGGTCTCGGGCGCTGCGTTGCCGCTTGCTTTCATGGGATCACCTCGCTTTAGGTCAGTTGGGTGTTGTTGGGTTTCTTTGCAGCTTTGTCGCTGCTGGATGCGCCGACGGTGATGGCGCTCAGGCGCGGGCCGACGCCGGTGGAGACTCCGGCCGGGGACGAGCTGCCCCCGTTGGAGCTGCCGGCGGTCGCCTTCTTGCTGCTGGCCTCCTCGGCGAACTCCGTCAGGTTGATGGTGATCTTGCCCTTGAGGATCCGGCCGAAGTTGTCGACCGTCGTGTCGCCGAGGCTCACGCCAGTGAGCTGAAGGTTGGCCGGGCCGAAGCGCGTGCCGCCGAGGTAGAAGGGGGCGTACTGGCCCACCAGTGCCGTCCACGACTCGTACTCGCCGCGGACATCGCAGCCCACGGCGACGCCGAGATCGAAGTCGAAGCTCATGCTCTGGAGCTTGAGCGCCTTGGTCTTGGTGGCCGGGGATCCCGCCTTGTCGCCGCTGTTCTCGGTGTCCAGCTCCACGCTGGCCGAGACGCCATTCAGGGCGGCGATCCGCTCGGGGGAGACGCCCCATGTCTTGCCGTTCCACGATGCCATGACGGACATGATGCTCGGCCTCCTTTCTTAGTGCGGGCCGGTTGTCTCTCCGTGCGGTGCGGTGTGGGTGTGGCTGTTCAGGCTGATGCCGCTGGCCGTGACATCGGCCGACGGTACGCTGACGCCCTTGTCCTGCACGGTGAGCGCGCCCTTCTTGATGGTGATGTCGCCGGGGACGATGCCGGGCCACTCCCCGTCCATGCGGGAGAGGATCAGGCCGGTGCCGTCCTCGAACATAGCGTAGGCGACTTCGACGCCGGGGCTCAGGTTTCCCATGTCCCCGCGCAGATACCACGGGATCGTCAGCGGCCTCGTGACGAGGCTGTCGGCGGTGCTCGGGAGCACCCGGGCCGTGGTCTTGTCGCCGTTTCTGTCGGGCTCGCCCTCGATGCTCGAGATCTTGCCCTTTTGGATCATTTGGGTGTTGCTGTTTGGCATGGTCAATATCCCTCCAGAGGCTTGCGCAGATAGAGCTTGCTCCGGGTCTTGACGTAGTCGTGCCGGATCCGGCTCACGAAGGCCGTGCCGTCCCACGAGGCGACGCCCTCGGTGGAGAGCGTCACCACGGAGCCCGCTGCATACTCGCGCAGCAGCGTCCCCGTCCAGAGCGTTGCGACGGTCGCCTCTTTGTTGGCGTCCCGGAGCAGGCCCTTAGCGAAGCGGTCGGCCTCTGCTTGGTCGGTCATGCGGAAGGGGAGGATTTTGCGCAGCACCTTGTCGCCCCCGGCCGGCGCCGAGAAGGTGCCGGTCAGGCCGCCGTTGACGGCCTCGGCCGAGCCGTAGGCGTAGGCGCCCTCGTCCCGGTACTCGAAGTCGTTGGCCGGCGTGATGGTGATGGTGTCGACGGGCTGCTGGCCCTCCATGTATGCCTCGTCGTAGACGACCAGCTTGCCGTCATAGACTAAAAAAGCCGCGCCCTCGAGGGTGCAGCGTGCCTGAAGAAAAGCGAAGTCGGGGAGGTTGTTCTGCTCGACGTAGTCGTAGGTCTGGTCGGTGATGCCGTAGGTCTCGACCGTGAGGCCGTGCCGGCCGGCGATCTCTTGGATCAGTTGCAGGAACTTGACCTTTTCCCACGACTTGCTCCTCTTGTCGTTGGTGGATTGCGGGGCCGAGTAGGCCCGCAGGGTTATGAGGCCGGACTCGGGGACGACGCTCTCGACGAACATCTTGCCCGTCTTGGCGGCGCCGTCCTCGACGGCGATGGTGTCGCCCTTCTTGGGGCTCCACCTGTCCCACAGCTCCCGGGTGTCGTTGAGCTTGAGCAGCAGCTCGTCGCTCTGCTTGTCTGCGTACATATCGTGGTAGCAGCGGTGGACGCTGATCTCGGGGTAGATGTCCGTCCCCTCGTAGATGATTTTCACGGGGCAGGCTCACCTCCTCCACGGCGGCAGGGTGTCGGGCGTCTCCACAGTCTCGACGATGGGGATCCGCACGGCCTCGCCGCCCTCGAAGATCAGCACGTCGCAGAGGTCGCGGTTGGCGTCGATGATGGTGCTCGCCATCCGCTCCTCGTTATAGGCTGCCAGCGCGATGCTGTCGAAGGTGTCGCCGCCCTGCGCGGTGTAATCAATATAGCCGACTATCCGCTGTGACATAGGCGCCGCCCTCCCTTCTTGCGAGTGCTTCGAGGATGAAGTCGATGAACTCCGGCTCCAGATCCCGCAGCTTTCGGATCAGGGCGTCCTCGTCGGTGTTTCCGTCGACCTTGATCGTGGGGCTGAAGGACAGGCCGCTCAGGTCATAGACCACGGACGTGCCCGAGCCGGAGCTGATGGGCTCATAGCTGCCCTCGTCCATAGCGCCGAGCATTTCGCCGGCGCGGGCCCAGTAGGACAGGTTTTGCGCCCTGTATGCAGGGTTGAAGCTGATGACGGCCTCGGTCGGGTAGCGCGGATCCTCGCCCGCGATGGACGGGCCGCTCGTGAAGCCGCCGGTTGCGAAGCCGGAAGCCCCGCCGCCCCCGCCGCCGCCGAACAGGCCGGCGATGCTGTTGATGACGCCTGCGCCGAAGCTCACGATCTTGCCGATGACGCTGGCGATGGTGCCGAGCACCGACGCGATGGGCTGAAGCAGCCCCAGCAGGGGGCTCAGGATCGGCATGATGGCATTGAGCAGCGACATCAGGGGCGGCAGCAGCGCCTCGACGATCTGCATGAGAGGGGGCACGAGGGGCATGATGACGCTGTTGACGATCTGAAGCGCGACCTCGAGCAGCGGTGTGATGACAGGCAGCAGGGCCGAGATCAGGCTGGTCAGGACGGGCAGGATCGTCGAGATGATCTGCGTCAGCATTGGCAGGATCGAGGTCAGGATGCTCACGATGGGCGGGAGGATGGCCTGCACGATCTGCATCAGCGGCGGGAGTAGCTGCTGCGCCAGCTCGAGGAGCGGCGGCAGGAAGGCCGAGATCAGCTGCGAGAGCAGCGGAAGCAGCCCGGCGGCCAGTTGCGAGACCATGGGGAGCACGGTCTGGAGGGCCTGCCCCATTCCCATGAGGAATTGCTGCACAAACGGCATACAAGCGTTGAGCGTTTCCGTGATGACGGGGGCGATGGCCTCGAAGGTTTCCCGCAGGATCGGCGCCAGAGCCGTCAGGGTGTTAGCGATCATGGACGCCATCGGCAGCAGCGAGACCTCGGCCGACCTCTTGATCGCCTCGAAGGCGCTGCCGAGGTCGTTGTACTTCACGTCGTTGATCTGCTGGAGAGCTGCCGCGCCGTCGTAGGCTGCGGTCTCGATACTCGCCAGCACCGGCAGCACGCCGGCCTCCAGATCCTCGAACTGTGTGCCGAACAGGGCCACGCCGGCCGCGTTGCGGGCGAGGGGGTCGTCCATGCTGTTGAGGGCTTCGACGGTGTCGAAGAACGCGGCCTCTGCGGTGTCTCCACCTGCGGCGAAGGCCGCGAACATTTTGTCGGCGTTGAGGCCGAGGCTCTCGAAGGCTTCCCGGCTCGTGTCGCTGCCGTCCTTCGCTCTGATGTTGAACTCCTTGACGGCGTCGCCGACCTTGTCGATGGAGAACAGGCCGGCGTCAGCGCCCTCCACGAGGGTGCCGATGAACTGGTCGGCGCTGAGGCCGAGAGCCGCAAACTGCGGGCTGTACTCGTTCAGGGTGTCCAGCAGGTCGCCGTTTTTGTCTGCGCCGTTCTGCGCGCCCACGGCGATCAGGCCGTAGGCTTCCTCGGCGTCGATGCCGAAGTTTTTCATCAGGGCCGACGCTGCCCGGGCGCTCTCGCTGACATCGTAGTCGAACACGTCCCGCAGGTTGAAGCCGGCGGCGGTTGCCCGCTCCAGAGCTTCGCCGGTCAGGTCGCTGGCCTGCTGCGTTGCAGCCAGACCGTCAGCCACGTCGGCGAAGTCATCGCCGAGCCCTTGGGCGTAGATGTTCTTGACGCTTTCACCGAGCGCGTCCAGCTCGTCGCCAGTCGCCCCGGTTGCTGCCGAGAGCTGATTGATGGCCGTGTTGTACTCGTTGCCGAGGTCGGCCAGATACTTCCCGGCCTCCACGACCGCCTTGCCTGTTGCGACTGCGATGCCGCCCACAGCGCCGCCGACGGCCACGGCCTTCCAGTTGACGTTTTCCAGCTTGCCGGTGACATCGTCCAGCGCCTTGCCGAGTGACGGGTCAATGGTGCCGGCGAGACTCACGACGGCTTGCAGCATTTTATTTTTGGCCACTGGCGTCACCTCCTCCTATGCGGCCGGATGTGGGGGATCCTCGGCTTCGGGATCTTGGCCCGCTGCTTTTTCGCCTCCTCGGCCGCTTCGTAGTATTCGAGCAGGAAGTCGGTCAGGCGTTCCCGTCGGAGCTCTCCGACTGAGATGTGGAAGGCTCGGGAGTAGTCTCGGACGAGCTCTCCGAGTCGTTTTGCTCGGAGGGTGCCCCCGACCTCGTTGTGGTAAAATTTCGGCCGATCCTCACCAGCTCCATGACATCGGGCCCGCTGATGCGCTCGAGGTCGGCGATGTCGATGTCGGGGTTGACGGCGGTGATCGCCATCATAGCGAGGTAGAGGTGCATGGAGTAGTCGAGCTCGGTGGCGCCGGCGCTGCCGCCGGCCTTGTGGGTGGTGGCGCGCAGTTTCAGCGCCTCGGCCTCGGCGAACATTCCCACGGTGATCGCGCCGGTGTCATAGCTCAGGGTCTTGACCTTCTTGCCGTTGATGGTGATGGGGTTGCTGAGTGTCAGCTTTTCCATGGTCGTTGTCTCCTTTCGTTGATAAAAAGAGGGACGCCGCCCACCTCGGGCGGCGCCCATCTGTTGTTACAGCACGCTGCGCAGGTCTTTGACGTAGTCCACGCCGCCGATGCGCATGATGGTGTTGAGCTGGTCGATCAGGCAGAACTCCTCGCCGGCGACGAAAACCTGATAGCGGCTCACGGCCAGCGTGACCTCGTTCTCCGAAGGGTTGCCCGGATCCACGGACAGGCCCGGGATCAGCTTCGGGACGCAGCGCATGAACGCCTTGCAGCCTTCAGTCTTGGTGGAGCCGTCGGCGTACTTGACATCCTGCGCCCATCTGACCTCCAGCGTCTTGCTCTCGAGCTGCACCATGGAGCGCAGTCCCTTGTCGATGCCGATCTTGGTGATGGCGGCCTCCATGCCTTCGATCTGGCCGGTCATGGGTGCGGTGTAGGTGCCCATCGCCTTATAATCGGCGGTCACATGGGTGACGGCCGGCAGGGTGATGGTCACGTCCTTGGCGACGAGGACGCCGTTGATGTACACGGTGTCGGCGAGGATGGGGCCCTTCAGGTCAAGCCACAGATTTGCCATTACTCGTCACCTCCTTCGTAGTAGACAGAGAAGCCGGCGTCGGTGTATGCGACGTACACGCTCGCAGACTTGAGGGGCGGGGTCGGGGTGACGGCGATGTCCCAGCGGAAGTCGCCGTTCATGATGTCGGTGGTGCTGTTCTCGCTCTCGAGGAACACGATCTGCGGCTCGCCCAGCAGCGCGCCCATGCTGACATACCCGTCGAGCTTCTCCTGCTCGCGGTTGATGATCTCGTCCTTGAGCGCCCGGGTCATGGGCTCGTCGATGCGCGGGCTCCACTCCCTCTGGAAGTCGTTGGTGATGTGCATGAGCATACGCATGGACACGTCGAAGATCGCCCGGGGATCCACGTCGGCGCCGTAGGTGTAGGCGGCGGTGTGGTCGCCCCACAGCACCCACTCGCCGCCCCATGCGACGGCCGTGCTGATGCCGTTCTGCGTCAGCTCCTTGCCCTCCTGCTGGCTGAAGCCGCGGTTGGTGGCGTTGGCCCCAAAATACTGCTTGATGATGGGGATCGCCTTGTTGCCGCAGGTCTCCATCGGCACGCTGTTGTGGCTGAAGTCGGCCCGCATGAGCTCGACCACGGCCAGCGTGCTCAGGTGGTAGATGTTGCCGAGGTTGTCGATGCCCTGCGGCCAGTAGACCTTCGACCGCTCGCCGGTGAAGGCGTTGTTCTTCTTCCACGCGATGGCCTTGGTGATGGTGTCGACCGCCTGCGCGCTGCTGTCCACGAGGGGCAGGTCAGCGACGACGAAGGCGTCCCAGTGGCCGTTGATCTTCTGGCTGGCGGTGAGCATGGCGTTGTAGACCGCCGGGCTCTGGCTCCAGCCGGGGGCGGCGATCAGGTTGCAGACCGCGAACTGCTCGGGGTAGAGCAGCGCGATGGAGCTCAGGCCGCTGTACTCGCCGCCGGCCGTCACGCCGCCGATGATGTCGTCGTCCTCGATGGCGCTGTCGTCCACCTCGTAGAAGCTGGCCGTCAGGGTGCCGGTGAGCGGGGAGTCCGCGATCAGGCTTGTGATGATGACGGTGCCCTTGGTGAAGTTATAGTCCACAGCGTAGTCGGTGCCCTCGGCGTAGTCGCCGCCATCGCTCTTGGCGATGGTCAGGGTGTCGAGGATGATGGTGGAGCTCGCAAACTCGGCCCGGCCGCCCGTGAAAGAGAGCTGCTGGGTGGTCTCGGTCGCCTTGCGGTGCTTGCCCGCAGACGGGTCGAGGACGTTGATGACGTAGATGGGGCCGATGTTCCCGAGGGTGTTGTTGAAGTGCGCGTTCATGACCTCGCAGAGCGTAAAGGTGCCCCAGTCGGCCGCATAGCCGAGCTTGCGCTGCGCGTCGATCATGTTGCTGAGCTTGATGGGCTCATTGATGACGCCGGCGTCTGCGAAGCCGCGCACGAGGTTGACGGGCGCCGTGCCGATGTAGACCGGCGTGGTGCCCGCCTGCACGGCGCTCTGTGCCACAGTCTCGCCGATGTGGCCGTATGCGCCGTAGAGGTATTCGTTTGCCATCTGCTTTTCCTCCTTTGCATAAAATTAGAGCAGCCGGTCGGCTGCCCTTAAAGCAGGTGTTGGTAGTCCTTCGGCGTGCGTGTCAGGGGCTCCTCGGCAGAAAACTCCACCCACGCGAACCAGTAGGGGTAGAAGTCCGGGACGGCGTCCTGCTCAGACACAGGGCCGAAGGTGATGCCGTCCTCCTTCATGACGCGCAGCGGGCCGATGTACTCGGCGTTCTCGATCATACGGAGGGCCGTGTCCACAAAATTCCATGCGTCGCGCCAGCCCTCGCCGTTTTTCTCGAAGAAGGCCGCGGCCTCCTCGTTTTGCCACTGGACGTATGCGCCGCTGCCGTCGTTTTTCGGTTTGAAGATGTCGCGCCCGTGGTAGCCGGGATCCCATGCAGCGAAGCAGAGCCGGATCTTGATGCTCCTCGAGCTCATGGTCAGGCTGTCGGTGCCCTCCACGATCTGCACGCAGACCGAGGGGATGGGTGCCGGCACCTTCGGGGGCAATCTGTCCTTGGACGGGACGAAAAGCGAGAACGCGGTCGGGTTGACCAGCTTGTATGGGTAGGAGGCGTCGGTTGCGCTGTCGTCGGGGAGCTTGAGCTGCACCATCGGGCAGACGGTGGAGTCGAGCCACTCCCGGACGGTTTCGATGCTGTTGACGATGGACACGGTGGCACCTCCTTACATGGTCACGGTCTGGCCGAGCGCGATGGTGGCGATGCCCATGTCCTCGCTCCAGTCGTTGACGATGTACTCGCGGCCGTCGATGTTGAGCCCTTCGCCAGCCGGGCGCCGGGGTGGCAGATCCTCGACTGCTGCGTACAGCATGAGGGACGACTCTGCCACGCCCAGCTCTTGCCCGCCTTGGCGTTCCTTCAGGGCGTTGTCATCCAGCACGACGGTGATGGTCTTGCCGTCGACCTTGTGCTCCTCGCCGAACTCGGCGAGATTGAGGAACACGAGGCGGCGGTCGTCCTCGACCATCTTCTTGAAGTCGAAGGCCATCAGACGGGATCCGCGGCGCCGATCTGCGGGGGCGCCTCGTCGTCCTCGGGGGCCTCCTCATTGTCGCCGGTTTCGTCGTCGGCCTTGCCGCCGGCTTTCGCCTTCTCGATGGCGGCGATGACATCGGCCTTCTTGCGCATGGCAGAGGCGTCCACGCCGTAGGCGGCCGCCACTTCCTTCAGCTCGTCGAGCTTCATGTCCTCGTCGTACTCAGGGGCGGCGGGAGCCTCGCCGGCCTCGGGCGCGCCTTCCGGCTCCCGCTCCGGCTCGCTGGCCGGGGCAGGGGCCACAGGCTGCTCGTCGACATACTTGGCGACGCCCTTCTTGACCAGACGGGCCTCGAGCTCAGGGTCGAACTTCTGAGGGCCGTCTGCTTCAGTGATGGGGATCACCTTGCGGCCGTTATAGTAGCCGAAGG